TTCGGATATCAGCTACGGTTACAACGTCGGTTGCGACAAGTGAGTTTCTAGCTGCGACACCGGAGGCGATTAAAGATGTACCACCACCACTAATAGTGTTAGCGATGACTGTATCAATCGTCTTTGCGGCCTCGTAAGCTAATACATCCACTACCTCTTTAACTAAGGTGTCAACAGACGATAATTCTAGCAAGTCAGAGACTTGTTCAAAGTTACCGTATTGAGCCACAGTTGCAGAGATTAAGGTTGCGGACAACCCAGATGGTGTAGGATCGGTACCCTCAGTTATAGCGGCTTTTACGGCAGGATTGGTAATTCTATTCCAGACGACGGTTTTACCTTCGTTTGCAGGAATCTTACCTGGAGTTCCAAGACCTTCAAAGATGAAGTTCTCTTCTGATCTCATTAAGAATCTTTTCTCGTAAAAAGCTTTAACTGGTTCGGACATTATAGTTGTAGTTGTTACTGCCATTTTCTATTCACTTCCTTTCAAATAATCAAATACAAAAAAACCACCACTATTACAGTGATGGCTTGATTTCTCTTAGCCAATTTTAATTAATTTGAGTGTTACTTAAATCGTTTGCTTGTTCCGATCTCTCGCTCTAAGCGATCAAGATCTTCAAAACTAGACGCTTGGCTGATTTTATCCTCTAAGGTTATCTTCTTAGGAGTAGAAGTTGCTGTTGCTGGGAGAGCTTCTTGAGACTTTTGTTTTCTCGCTTCTCTCTCTGCTTCTATCTTTTTTAATGCCTGCTCCTTAGCAGACTTGATAGATCGCATTCTCCTATCCACCATATTCTTTAGCCTTAAGTCTGGATTAGATTGTCTCATCGACCTGTAATCTTGTAAGATTTCGCCGGTCAAATCGTCATTGTAATCTGGACTATCAGGATTAAGTTCTGGGTAAGCACCCTCAGAGTAACTTATATCCTCCATCAACGTCGATGCCCAATGTCCTGCTTTTTGTGTTGGACTATCTTCCCAAGGAAGTCCGGATTCGGGTTTATAGGACTCTTCCCGAATATCATGAGAGACTTCTTGTAGGGGTGCGTAGACTTTCGCCATTACATCTGCCCTAGTAGCCTCCTTCTCCAACTCATCTGCTTTACGGGCTTTCTCCCGTAACTTGGTCATCTCGACCCTTGTCTTGTCAGACAAAGCGTTCCACTCTTCCTCGGTAAAACCCTCATGTTCAGTAGTGCTAGCCTCAGCCTCTACTGGACCCTCCGATTCTTCCTCGGGCGTTTCTTCTTTAGAGGGAGCTGATTCCTCAACGGAAGTTGTCTCTTCCTCTTGCACTTGTGGGGTCTCTTCGATCTCTTCTGAAGCTTGGGCTACAAGCTCAGCCTCCATCTTAGCTAACTCCTCGTCATGCTTTACAGCTAAATTAACTTTAGACATAATGCCCTTTCTGCCGTTTTTACAGCTCGGCGGTGCTGATCCTTGGACTAACTTTTATGTACTAATTAGAATCTACCACAATCTCGCCCTTAATTTCCAATTCCTCCCTAGGTATCTTAAGGGTGTGGCGGTACTCGCAACTAATACACACAGGTTGTCCGTTAATAAGTCTGACTACGTGCTTACTGGGCACAGGCTTTCTATTTATCTGTACTACTGTCTCTTCCGACTTCTCTTGCTCTGGCATACTTCTCCACAAAATCAATAATCTGAGTAGCGAATGTATTCACCTGGTCTGCTGAAAGATATCTAAAACCAATCTCTTCTAAGGAAACATCTCCACTACTCTTATCCCTAACATCTTTAGCCAACTCCATGCGCTTTATTCCTATAAACCTCTTAAGATATTCCCATGCCTCAGACTCTGAGAAGTCCATCAAGACCTTCTCCATATCCTCAGCATCTTCTGTTATCTTAGGCTCTTCCTTATGTCTGCTCACTACCTCCTTTAGGAAGGCTGGAGGTAATGCTTCATTACTGAGCATATTGTGTTGGTATGTTACCCATTAATTGAGCTACTGCCGCTTGTATATCTGGATCTTGAAACTGTTCTGGTGATAGTCCTGGCTGTTGCATTTGCTGCATAGGATCCATCTGTTGTGGCATGGGCTGTTGCATCTGCGCCACATCAGGGGGTAACTGTCCCATATCCTGTGGCATTTGCTCCTGCATCTGCTCTGGTGCTGGTTCTTCAGGCTGGGGCATATCAGTGACTATTCTGTCGTAATCTTTGATACCTCCAGCTATCAACCATCTTTTAAAGAGTTCAGGAATGTTAACCATTTTACCCTCAGCTGAGAGAGACTCCATAATCGTGGGGTTTTCAAGGACTGCTTTTAAGATAGCTGTTAGGTTGTTCTGCTCATCCTCTATATCAGGCTTGGTAGTAGAGCCAGTCTCAAGTATAAAGTCATACTTACCGTCGATATCCTTCTTCTTAATCTTAGCGTTAGCTCTTTTACCCGATGCAAACATCTCCACTACGTCAGGGAATGTTCCCTTTATGTCCTCTATCTCATCACCGAACAATCTAACCTGTACCTCTTCACTCATCTTACTTACAGTTAGAGCAATCCACCTTGTATATACTTGTTCAATGGATTGTTCCATCATAACTCTATCCCACTCATCTCTAGCCCCCTCTTTCTCAGATAGAAACTGGATAGCTTGAGGAGTCTTACCAAGGCCTGACTTGGTGTTTGCTGATTCCCTTACTGATGTCGTACCAGCCTGTGACTCAATAGCAGACTTCATAGCACCAAATGTAGAGTTGAATGTGTCAAGGCCCGCAGGACTCATCCTCATGGCCTGTACATCTTGGTTGGGGGTATTCATGAACCAAAACTCTCCCTCACCCCATTTGATGGAGCTGGGTACAACGTTGTCTGGATTTATATGTAGTGGTGGGTAAATAGAGTACTTAACTCCTTGTAAGTAAAGGTTCCATAGACTGTTAATACCCATCTGCAAACTCCTACCTCTTGCAAACTCTCCAAATCCTATTGGACTATCAATCAGGGGGAATGCGTGCTTAGCAACCACTGGCAACATATAGTCAGGATAGGGATTCTCAGCGTTTCTTAAAATCATAGGGCGCGATGTCTTACTATCTATTCTTTGTGGTGCCCAAGTTACCCACTTATCCCTACGATACTCTGTGTATAACTCAACCTGTGGATAAGCAACATCCGAGTAAGTACTGGGAAAGAATGACTTCTCGATGAAGGACTTCCTCTCATCACTCTCCAGAGATGTCTCATCACCGCCAGACTTACCCTCTTTTAGTTGTTTATCCAAATCGTCAATAGACTTCATGTCCCATCCATCGGGGTCTTGCTTCTTTAACCAATCGATAGATACAACATTACGCACAGTGAACCAATCCATATCAGTTGTGTTAGCTCGTGATGGCTGAGGGAATGCGTGTCTTATAGGAATGATGTTTAGTTCAGGACCAGTGTACCCATCCTTTGAGTTTCTCCAAGGTATTAAGGCGAACATAGAGCCATAGACAAGGCTGTATAGATCCCAGAGTCTTAGCTTAATTAACATAGACTCCTGCTCTGTGGCGTTTTTATAGTAGTACTTAAGTAAGAGATTCATCAGCATATTCTTACCAATATCATCTTTACTCTGAGCATACGCCTTACCCTTAGGATTCTGTGCCATAACTCTTGATACCCTCTCATACACGATGGTAGAGAGAATAGGGTCAAATATGGAGTTGTTCGTTGACTTGGATAAAGAATCATTTACCTTTGAGATAAGCATAGACTCAAGGTCATCCCAATCTCCTCTAATAGTTTCTAAAAAAGTGTCAGACTCTTTAAGGTGCTCTTGAACCTCATCTAATAGTTCATCAGGTTTTTTAATATCTTCAGCCATTTGTAATAATTATACGCTAAGACTATATCCCTAGTCGAATTTAACCTTCTTTGAATAAGAAAATACAGCGTAGTCTACCTTGTAGTCGTAGATGTTAAAGTTAGCTTGTACCTGTCCCATACCATTTAACTCCTTGATGGCCTTGACTATCTCTCTATCAGCCTGTGCAAGATATGGTTTATTGGTCTCAATAGTTATTGCCAGGAGTTCGCCTATATCCTCAAAGAATGATGCCCAGTTAGCATCACTTATCTTGTACTTATCCTTCATTTGTTGTGCCTTCTTCTCTAATGTGGTCATACTCTTGGTATTCCAAACTTGTCGAATATCTCCTGCCTATTGAACTTATTTATATTAGGACTGTTCCCAACACCACTATTAGCATTGTTCATCCCATATCTCACAGCGTCCATTAGGTGATCATTGAACTTGTTTGGGTCATTTATTATCTTGCCATCTCTAGCCACCTGCCAGAGATAATTCCTGTACTCATGTATAAGATTAGTACTAGACTTAGTGACTGACACTCTCTGGTCTTGCACAAACTGAATGCCTTGTGCCACACTCCCAGCTCCCTTAGGTGCTCCTATAATGTTTAGCCCATATCCCTTTATCTCATCGATACTCTTAGGCTCAGCACTGTCCGCTATCACGAGAGATCGTGGTAAGTTTTGGAGTAGGTCATAGATAGCACGATTACTCATGCCATACTCATACGCCTTCTCATCTAGTATGTATCCGCCGTTATACTTATAGATAGCAACGATAGCCGTAGGGTCATTGGTATACCCGAAATCTAGTCCGTACCTCTCTAGCCTTGCCTCATGTGGTATCTCGTCCACTAAGTCCCAGTCCTTGTATACCCTACCTTCAGCCTCTCCCAAGATTCCTAGACCATACACTCTCCACCAACCCTCGTTGTTCTTGCGTACTTCAATAGCTTCGATAACCTTAGGGTCTAGTGCCTCGTTATCCTTGTATATAAGTGTTAAGAAGTCTACCTCTTGCTGTGGCTGTACCTCTGTGTACCACCAGAATTCAGCGACAGGGTTCCAGTCAAGCCATACTATCTTCTTAGTACGTATCTCTAGTTGTGTGTAGGTATCATAAGGAATGTTGTTAGCCTCGTTTATGAATAGGATATCCCTTCGTGGGCCTCTTACCTTACCTGGCTGATCAGCTGAGAAGAACTCCACCCTCGACCCACTCTCAAACGTATAGATACAATCAGTCTTATTCCATAACTTGGGGTTAAAATATCCCTGTGCCTCCATGATGTTCTCAAAGTCCCTCATAGCTCCTCTTTTAAGATGTGGGAATGTCTCT